GTATTGTGTCTAAATCAATATTACTTTTGATCTCATCCACTGAAAGATCTTGTAGTTCGTGCGGAGAAGGAAGCAGATCTTGAACTTCATTAGACGAAATCATTGTGTGATAATCTGAAAGAACTTGATCGCGTGTAACGCCTCTCTTTTTAGCCAAAGCATCTATATGATTTGCCAATTTAGGATCTGTTACATCAGCTCCGTTCAGATACAATCGCATCAAATCAGGATCTGCGTACTCTGCTTTACCAAACAACTGTTCAACGTCAGATAAAAAACGATTCCGCAACGGAACCACCATCTTTTCTAAGCCAACATAAGGGTACGGATTTAACAGCCAATCAGCATAAGTAGCATCACCATCGGATATTGCCTGTCTTATGACTTGTTCTCCAAATCGAGCACTAGGCGTAGCTTTAGGTGTTTTTGCTAATGGCTGTAACGCTGACAATGTGTCAGGAACTATTTTACGCAGCGCCACAGAAGCTAATCTACCTAGCACGGCTCTGCGAGTCATTTGTGCATTTGCTGCTTTTTCATACAAATATTTCAAAGGAGATATGTTAGGTATTTCAACGTTAAGATCAGAAGCACCTTTTTCAACGGTGGAACTCTTTATAGGTTCTATTCCTTTTTCAGTACGCAGAGCAGGTAAGTTTGCGTCTGAAGTTTCACCTGAGAACTTGAAACTTCGATTTATATCAATCGTTGGTTCAGCTGTTTTTGTAAATCTCCCGCTACCCATGCCTTCAGACGCCTGTGGATACATTACCCCTTCAGGCCGCATCGAGCGCGGAACGTCTGCTGAATACCCTGGAAGAGCTTCTATTCGGTTCATGTAATCTGAAACTTCAGTCGGACCTGAAAGTTGCGGAGGCATGTCACCTTGAAGCCGCTCTGACCAGCCTATCGGTAGCCCTGTTTTACGATCAGTGTGGTATACCTCCATTGCAACAGGTTTGCCCCGCAAAACAGGTTTATCTGCGGGACTTAAAGGCGCATAGCGGTAGCCCTCGGTGCGGGGGTGAGTATGCCCAACAGTGTTAGGCTTAACAAAAGCTGACAATACACCGGAATCAGGGTAATCAACCCCGGACATGTCGCCGCTCTTAACCGGGCCAACCCACCCGCGCTCGGAACTGAATGCACTACGTTCAACAGGCGAGCGCACTCGTGATATCTCGTCAAGCAACGCCTCGCGTGGGGTAGTTCCAACAGCAACGCGAGCTATATTTCGCGCCGTTCTAGGAGCCGCCTTCAATGCCGAGCCGATCGCTCCCAGTGTAGGTATCACCATAGAAGCCGTGCCTAACGGGAACCCCAGTTCAGCCCCTTTGCGACGCTCAGCGGTCAGCGGGTCAAGCACTGAGCCTTGAATCTCGTCAGGAGCGATACCCAATAGTGCCTCAGCAAAGCCAGATAAACGCGGAAACTGCTTTGTCAACTCATTATGGCCACTACGCTCGGCGGCATAAGGGTCAACATACTTTGCCCGCAGAGCATTCAGTTCTTCAGCACCCATACGGATTCACTCGCTCTCTTTTGTCATAGCGGCGTTCATCTTCACGCTCAGCCGCTCGGGGCAGATCGAACCACCGCTCGTTCTTGAGGTAGATAACGACTTGGGTGAACGTGTCGACGTATTCATCGTGTGCGGCCACCGGGAATTTAGCGAGCTGCGTCATGAAGGGTTGTGCCCAGCTGACCGGCTGACCAGGATTCTTCTTGCTTTCGGGTATCCACAATATCCCCAACTCCAAGGTAGGTGCGGCCTGATGCGCACGGGCGACTTTGTCGGCATTGCCTGGATTATAACCCACTGCGGGCACACGGGCAAGTCGCAGGTCTTGCAGCAGGCTCTGCCCGCTGGCCTTCGCTTCAACCAAGACGCGGTCGGGTTTGCGCGGACGAGAGGGCATTCCCGCATAAGTGCCCCGTTCTTGTCCACCGTATTCGCTGCTAAACTCCTCGATGGCTCGCTTGCGCAGATCTGGATAACTCAGATGCTCGTCCCAGCAGTCTAGCAGCATGACCTGACGCTGTCCCGCGTGCGTGAACACCCCCCAAGCCTCAAAGCCCGTAGGGTCGCCGGAGGTCTTCTCGGTGAACGCAGTGTCATAGCTCTGAATGACGTACTCAAACTGCGGCAGGGGTTTGTCGTGCGACCAGAGCTTGAAACAGGCGGTCTTGAGGATACCGCCTTCGGCCGGTGTGGGATCTTGCTGCAGCTGGCCGCTAGAACCGTACGCACCCAACAGTTGCTTCAGCCGGGTAATCTCCTCTGGGCCGAAACGCTCGGGGCAGATAAGCTCGCCTTTGACCTTGCGCGGGTCATACGCGCCTAACACCGTGTGGCGTCGCACTCCGTCCCACTCGGCCGGAATGCACAAGTGTTCCCAGCCGCCCAAGTCTTCAATGATGTGGCCGCTGACGTCCTTCTGGTGAAGCCGTTGCATCACCACCACCATTGAATCGCGCTTGGGGTCATTCAGCCGGGTGCTCCAGACCTGATCAAACCAATCGATTGTAGACTCCCGCAGCGCGTCGCTTTGCGCGTCCTGAGCACCGTGAGGGTCGTCCAGTACAAGGCGTGAGCCGCCTTCGCCAGTCGCTGTGCCGCCCACTGAGGTCGCAATGCGGTAGCCGGTCTTGTCGTTCTCGAACCGCTGTTTGGCGTCCTGGTCGCCGGTGAACGTGAACAACTCACCCCAACGTTCCTGATACCATGGCGACTTTAACAACCGACGAGCCTTCAGGTTGTCCCGAATGCTGAGCACTCCAGAGTAGGACGCGCACAGAAACTTCTCCTGCGGGGCACTGAGCCACTCCCAGCAGGGCCACATCACGCTAACGATTGTCGACTTGCTGTGCCGTGGCGGGATGTTAATGAGCAACCGGCGTAGCTCGCCCTCGGTAACCGCTTGCAGGTGGTCGCAGATGGTCTCAATATGCCACGAGGGCACAAACGGCACTCCAGGCTCCACCACCCCCCAGCTCTGCTTTACAAACGCATATAGGGATGCCTCGGCACGACGACGGTCACGCTCCTTCTTGATCAGATCTAGCATCACCGCTGGCGAGGCGTTCATCAGCGAGTCACCATCAAATTCATGATCCATTCCCCGCTGCTTTAGACATCAGCTTCTGCATCACTTCCAGCTCGGCATCGGTCAAGCCTTTCAGATTCACGGCAGCAATCTGCACTGCCCCACCCCCCGCGCCAACAACCTCAGTGGTGGTTTTGTCGCCGTATTTAGAGGGGCGAAGTTTGCTTGCTGCCCACTTACGCGCATCAACTCGCAGCCTATTACGTGCAACAGCAGTCGCGTCCAGAACCAGTCTGACTTCCTCGCCTTCGTATTTTGCCTCTACGCTCGTCTCATCAGCAATCGCGACGATTTCATCCGCCAGCACATCAGCCCTCCGCGTACACGCACGCGCGTACATTTGGGAACGCTCTGAATTTTGCTCAACCCACCAGTCCACTGCGTTGTACTTTAGCCCACGCTCTCGGCAAAACGCCGCCATATTACCTCCGGCAGCGATGTAGTCGCAGAACTCGCCAATAGACCCTTCATTCGTAAAGAAGGGATCCCGCTTCGGTTTCACGTCGACCACCAGTTCGGAAGTCTTCGTCTTCGTCGTCTTCAGTTTCTTTGTTACCATAATTCTATTTTACCTTTCAAATAAGACCAACCACTTTAATCGTTCGGTTTAATCGTTCGCCTCTTCGAGGGGGTCACCGAACGAACGATTACTCTCATAGGGGAACGTAAACCCACCGAACGATTAACCGAACGATCACCCGAACCATCACTCTGATCGTCTATGGGAGGAGGGTAGAACCCCCTCCCTCCGACCATCCGAGACGATCTATCACTGAGTGCGCACCTAATCGTTCGTTCGGTTAATTGAGCCGAACGATTAACCGAACGATTAACCGAACGATTAACCGAATTATTAAAGCGCATAACGGCTTTTCTCCAGTGAATTGATCACTTCTTCGTTCACATTCAAGCCATGGTCGGCACGGCCCTTTGGCTTCTCAAATACCTCAACAGTCAGGCATCCGTCGTTAATAAGGGAGGTCATAGCCCGCTCCTTACGCTCCTGCGAGCCACCCGGCCCCCCTTGTGCACGGGTCAAACGTTCGTAGTAAGAGCGGGAGCGTCCAGGGGTTTGTCGTACCAGGTCGATCATCGCGTTGCAAAGCCCCACCCACTCGTCCTGTGCCTTGGCCTCCTTGATGCTCTGCTTCAGCTCAGCCCGTTCGCCGGGACGCAGCGGTTTGGCCACCGAGTGCGCAAACCACACGTCACGCTCAAACCCCAACACATCAGGGTGGCGCTCTTTGTTGCTGATGAGGTCAAACACCAGCTCTTGGTATGCCGTGGGGAACCGCACTTTATGCGCCTTGAGTACGCGGGGTGAATCAGCCGCGTCACCGTCTTTGAAGACGTTGTACACCCCCTGCGCGTCCCCTGTCCAAGCACTCGCCCCTCGGGGGCCAATCTGGTCAGTCTCCCCCGATCCGTTGATCTTTGCGGTGTGGCTAATGATGAGCACCGGGAAACCCACAAACGCCTGCTTGGTGAGCGCCAGGGCACGACCCACCTCCGCATTGTCATTCTCGTTTTCAAGCTCAAATACCGCGTTGGCCGTGTCAAAGACAACCAGCGGCAATGCAGGGTAAAAAGTTCCGTCAGCTTTGACGTTGTCAACGGTCCACTCCCGGTACTCATCGGCCACCTTGGCCACCTCTTTGGGATCAAGCCGATGGGCGGGTATAACCCGTATACGAATCTCAAAGTCTTCGGCCCGCAAGCCCGTTCCGCCGTACGCGCACACCGAGTAAATGGTTCGCTGTACCTGCACTACGGACTCGGTGATTATGATGACGTTGCGCCGTATGCTAGGACGCAAAGAGAAGTCCTCAGGGCAAAGATGCGCCGCAACCAAGGCCAAGGGTATGGCCAAGGTCGTTTTGCCCACTCCGGGCGCTCCCGCCAGCACGTTGACCCCCACCGACATAAAGTCGTCAAACAGGTACTCAAACATCGTCACCTGCTCAGCGCCCGCGTGAGTGGCTTGCGTCAGGCTGAACGGGTGGGCTGAGGGAACGCAGACTACTGAGGTGGACGGTCTATTGCGCCACTCGCGGCTGTAACCGTCCGCCATGTAGAACACCGTGGGGTAGCTGACGTCGACGTCCTCGTGCATGAGCGAACGCCACTTGGTCTTGAAGTCCTGCTC